TGAGCTGGCTTGTTGGCTTAAACCTTTTGAGCATTGGTTGTGGGGCAATCTCACAGCCAAAAGGTTATTTGGGGGTTCGCGTACCAGAGTTGTGGCTAAGGGCTTGGGCCCTAAAGAGCGTGCCAATTTGATTAAGCGCAAGTTTGATCAGTTTGTTGATTGCGTTTGTTTTGAGGTTGACGGTAAGGCTTTCGAGGCCCACGTCACTAGTGGTCAGGTGAGTTCTGAACATTCTATTTATTTGTCTGCTTACTCAGGTAGTTCTGAATTGAATAGGTTGTTGTCTTATCAGAAGTTTTCTGGTACGACTTCGTCAGGGTTAAAATTTTCGCGTCCGGGTGGCAGGGCGAGCGGTGACTTCAACACTGGCATGGGCAATTCTTTGCTTATGTTGTGCTCTGTTGTTTCCATATTGAAGCGTAAGTCTATCAAGTTTGACATCTTGGTTGATGGCGACAATGCTTTGATATTTTGCTCGCGTTGCGACCTGGATTGCGTTCTTCTGAATTTTTATCAGGACGTTTTAGATGAATCAGGCCATGAGTTGACGCTAGAAAAGCCGTGTACCGTACTGGAACACGTCCGCTTTGGACGTTCGGCACCTGTTTACCTTGGACATCGTTTGGGTTGGACGATGGTGAGGGAACCTTGGAGCGTTCTTTCCGGCGCTGGCAGTAGCCATCGTTGGTTGCGTGAACGCTCTTTTGCCAGGCGTTGGCTGTCTGGTGTTTTCATGTGCGAGTTGTCTCTTGCCGTGGGAGTGCCAGTTTTACAGTCTTACGCTGTTTCAGTCCTCAAGCAAGTGGGGTTTTCAAATAAAAAGTTGCCAGATGCAGCTTTGGCCGACTATCGTCATGTTGGCGCACGCTTGGTTGGGCTCGATGTTGTTGTCGACCCTTGCGGAGACGCAAGGGAAAGCTTTGAGAGGGCGTTTGGTTTGTCACCAAGCGATCAGAGGATTTTTGAGAGTTTGGGGGCTCGCGTTGGACATCCTTCCGAGGTTGTCGAACATCAATTTCCTTCCTCTTGGGTCAAAGCTGAACCGGGGCTCTATGAGCTCTGGCGCGACACCCAAATCTGTTGAGGCGCAGTGCTTAGGTAAGCTGCTTGAAAAAGCCATGTTGTTATGAGATCGAGACTCTTTTCGAATGAATCTGGCTGTTGAATACTTAGTTTTGTCTGTACCGGTGCGCGAAGCGCCTTCCTGAAACGCCACCATCGATAGTGGTAGGGGGACCTGCTTTAGGGCTGAAACGCCACTGGCATCTCTCCTCCGCAAGTGCGTAGACGACAATTTCCGAACTTTATGAAATCAACAGTGTGGTCTGGAATGGCCAGTCAAAATAGAGCAACTTGGTGCGGAATTGCAGTGTGACTTGGTGCTGTGGTTGTGGCAGACATCCTTAGAAAAGGGGGCTGTGCGTGTTCGTGGATGCACAGCTTCGTACACACGAGGTTTAACGAACCAGTAACGTTTTGCAGGGGAAACCGAC